CTGATCCGCAGCATCGACTGTTCACCGATCTTACCAAGGCTGAGAAAGCCCTCGCGGACCTGCTCTTGGCCGACCAGCTCGATAAATTGCGAAATGCCGCCGGACCGACCACGCGCCATTATCTATTGCCCTCCAATGCCATCATGCGTCGATACAACTCCGGCAGTTCCCTGCGCATGGCCTCGTAAATCTCGTCAAAGTGCAGGCGCTGGTGGATCGTGACCGAGGACAGCCCGACAAAGACCGGCACCTTGCGCGTGGCGCGGCCGGCGCTGCGCGATGCGGCGCCGCGCTTCAGCCGTGCCCTTGTCACCTTGCCTGTCGCAGCCGCGCCGCGCCCGGCAGCGACATCCCCTAATAGCAACGGCGCCTTGCCGGGCCGCTTGACAAACTGCAGCTTGCCGAACATGCGCTCGTAGATGCGCGGCGTAAGACGCTTGCGGCTGACCCGTTGGACGACATGCGACAGCGGCAGCCACAGATATTTCCTGCGGAGCGGCTGGATCGTGCCCCCGCGCTCGAAGATGTTCAGGAACTGTTTACGCCGATAGCCGCGCAAGGATGGCCGCAACGAGTAGCCGCCGCGCGGCTTGGCCCGCGCGAAAAACCACTTGGCATTCGATGGCCCGACAACTTTTGCCAACTCCGCTTGCCCCTCGCGCTGAATCTCCTTTGCGCCTTCGCGGAACGCCTTGGTTGCCGCCCGCGCCATTTGCTGCTGAGCCTCGCTCAGCCCTTTACGCCAGGCGTTGCGGTCATACTTGACCTTAACTGCCATTGCGCGACAGCGCCTTCCGCAGCTCTTTCGGGTCGCCCTGCGCGGCAAAGGCGTGCAGCGCTAGGTCGCGCTTTTGGTCGATGTCCAACAACTTGCCGTGAATGAAAATCACCTGACTCATTCTGTATGGCGTCCAGCTCATCACTTCATCGAGCGATCCATACCCGGCACGCGACAAAGCAAGCGCCATTTCGGCTATCTCGTACCCGGCGCCTTGGTAATATCGTCGGATGCCTCCTCGCCCGCCCGATCCAGTACCGCCTCCACGAAAGGGCGCACCACCTGACGCGGCAGAGTGAGTTCCGAGATCAACGCCAGCAGTTCGAGCGCCGCGACGCCGGGCAGCGTGCGAGCCTCGGCGATGTCCTTTTCCTCCGGCGCGTGACCGTTGAGGGACGTGCCGATGGCGATGATCCGCGCGACGCACTCCGGCGCTTGCTCACCCAGCGCCGCCGCGTCGAGATGCTGGAACCCGACGGTCAAGAACTTGCCGAGTTCCGAATAGGCGTTGAGCAGCGCCGCAAGCTCGTCTCCCGTGAGGCCGCGAATGGAAACCTCCACGCCCGCAAGCGTGACGGTGCGGCGCAGGTTTTTCGCAATGTCTTTGAGGCCGGGCACGGTTTATGCCGCCTCCCGCGTCCGCGTCCTTGGCGCGCCGCGCGTTGTAGTTGTTGTCAGTGTTGGCGTAACCTCATCTGTGATGTCCCAGGTTGCCGTGCCGAACGAGCCGGTGGTGGGATCGACCAACACCTCGGCGGTGATCTCCATCGACGCCCATTCGTCCGAGATCAGATTGATACTACCGGACGGCGTGATCGAGACATTCGGCCAATAATACTGCGTTCTCGGGCCTACGTCGTTTTGCCCGACAAATAATAATGCGCCGGTTATTTCGGCCAAACTAAATATGTCGATTGTGGTCGGGGCAGGCGGCGTCCCGGTTGTGACGTCACCCATCAGCGCCAGCCCCAGGTTAAACGGGTTTGACTCTTCAAGGACGATCCGCACCGTCGCGGATTTCTCGCGGATGACCTTTCTGTCTTTGGACCTTACGCCGCTCATCGCACTAAAGTGATCCAAAAGATCCAAATTTGGCGACCACTCCACCTCCGGGGCATTACCAAGATGAGTCCAGGTCGTGCCGCCGTCAGGACTAAACTTGACGTATCCCTTGGCGATAAAATAATTGTTGATGTCAGGCGCGGTTGTTGCGAAGGCCATGATTTAGCTCCATCATCGCAGCGATGTCGTTAATGTTGAGCGTGTAGGTGAAACTGAAATTCACATCCATGCGCGGCTCTTTTGTTTCCGGCGTCGGTTCATTGACCGTGCATCCGTCATAGCGGATGCCGCCTGCGGTGCCGGTGAGGTCTTGCAGGGTTGAGTCGTTCAGCACGGCAGCGATCAGCCGGCCGCGAAACAGGCTCATCAGCGGGCCGGCATCGTCGGCACTGCCGCGCACCAGCAACCATATCTGCGGCGTCAGTTGCAGCCGCTGCACGCCGGAGCGGTTGGCCGAGGCCGGCCCGTCGAGCCGCTCTTCGCTGCCGTCCTGCACAACCAATGCCGGGCGGCCCAACAGCGGCACGTCGAGGACGTTGCGCTTGGCCGAGACAATGCCCTGGACGCTGCCGCAAACTGTTGTCAGGCGTGCGAGGAGCTGCTCGCGCTTATCCACGCGCGGTCATGTTTATGCGGACAAGGCGTCCGCCGTAGTACAAAGGCGCGACCTGCATGATGTTGGCCGCGTCGCCCTCGATCAGCAGCCGATCATCTCGCGAGGGGATGCCGAAGCTTCCGATCCCGGTCGGCGAAACAATGACGACGATCGGCACCACATCTCCGGCCTCCAGATCCTGCGGACCCGTTGGACGTACTGCCGCCGGGCAATCGACGCTCTCGGTGATCGTCACGGCGCCGGTCGCGGTGTCCACGCTGGTACGCTGGAGCGTCACGGTCTGCCCGTAGCCGGCAAGGGCCGCGTCCAGGCGGGCGATCAGCGTCTGCGCGTTCACAGGCTGAAGAGTCGGTATGGCTGCAACAAATCGCGCGTGCCCGGCGGTATCGCGCCCGCCGTTGTGCCCGAGCCGTAATCCCCGGCAAATACCTGGCTGAGCACGTCGGGGATGGTCTCGCTGCGCAGTGCCGGATCGCGGCCCTCGGCATGATAGCGCGAGGTCAGCCAATCGAGCGCGGCGGCCTGGATGTCCTCGGGGATCGGCTCATAGCCGGCGGTGTAATCCACCGTAATCAGCATCCCGGTCCAGCCGTAGGGATCGCCGCCATCGAGGCGATAGAGCAGCCCGCGCTCAATGTCGGCCTCGTAGTACAGTGGATCAACCGCAACGCCGTCCTCGATGACGGTCGCGATTGGCGCGCCGGTGGCGTCCACCGCGATCGGAAACTGCCGTAGCTGCAATGGCTCGCCGGGATAGGAGCAGTTGCAGATATAGCGGAACTGGTCGCGGTAGCCTTGCTGGACGAGGACGCGATCGACGTAACGAACGATCGCCTGCGACACGCTCGCGATCTGCGCCGTCAGGCTGGCATCCTGCGTCGTATCGGCCGGGTCGATGCCGAGCGCCGCCTTGGCCTGATCCAAGGTGACAAGCGCCATGCTCGCCGCCGGTGTCACCGTGCGGCTAATGCGATATTCGGAGATCATCGCAGTTGCGCCAGGACCGGGTAGAGGTCGCAGGTCACGGTCGTGCCGTCATCTAGGCTCAGCGTCAGCACGCCGTCATCATTGACGCTCAGCGCCACCGGACTGCGGCCGGGCGGGCCGGGCGGGCCGACGATCGCCTCTCCCCTATCGCCCTTGGGGCCGGGCTGTCCTGCTTTCCCTTGGCGCGCGAGCATCTGCCAACCCTCGCCAGGGCACGGGCCAGGGTCGTCGCGCAGTGCGATAAACGAACCGCCGTTCAGTGCCACGACATCGAGCGCCTGGTATGCATCCGCCTCGCCGTACAAGCCCCGCACAGCGACGGAACGGCCATCGCTCCCCGGTGGGCCAGGGATCGTGGAATCGGCGCCCGGCGGGCCTTGCTCGCCGTCTATTCCGTCGCGCACAGACTCCATGCGCTGCGCGATCCGCATCTCCCACGCCGCCAGCGTGTCCTCGCCGTCCGAGGTCCACTGGAGCCGCTCTGCCTTCGCCGTCGCAATCCCCTCGCGCAGCTCGGCAAGCGCGGCGGAGACCTCCAGCCGAAACGCACGCACCTCGCGCGCCATCAGCGCACCCATCTCGGCGGCCAACAATTCGCTCGCCGCCGGATCACGCAACACTGTCGAGGCTCCGTATAAACGCATCGCGGAACGCAGCGAGTTGGCGCTGTGCATCGGGACTGTCCTGGTTGTCCGGTGCAGGCGTATCCGGCGGCGGCGTGTCGGGCGTTTGGGATGCCGCAGGAGTTACTGGCGGCGGCTTCATATTCGCGCCATACGACAGTGGCACAACCTGTTGTTGGGTGCGAGGCTCCTCGCCAACGCCGCCCGGAACGGCCGGCAACTCTTCGCTCGCGCGCGCCTCGTCCGGCGAGTAAATGCCGCTGATGACGCCGCGCGCCAGGCCTTCGATGCGCTCGCGGTAAGCGCTGCGCAACAAAGCGCTCGTACTCAATTCGGTGTACTCGTCGGGCGGCCCGTCCAAACGGAATAGCGCGTCAAAGGCAACCTCTATGTGGTTCAGGGTGAACCCCAAGCCGGTACTGAGCCATGCCTGGTTCAAAATCTCCGTGCTGCCATACGTCGTCTCGCCAAGGCCGAGCACTTGCAGCGGGATGCGGTGCGCGAGCGCGATATTCGCCGCGCTCATCTTGAGCAGCTCGGCAAGCTGCGCATCGACCGCAGAGGTAGACAGCGGAAACGGTTTCATCCCGCCGGTCAGGATCAGCGGCAATCCCTCATTCATCCCGCTCAGCCGTTCGCTGACCTTGTTGCGCAAGGCGTCGGTCTGCTCGACAGCGAATTTCTCCTCGGTGCCGAGAATGAATGAGCTGCGCGCTTGATTTTGGAAAAAGGTAATCTGTTGCTGCAACGCGACATTGTGCATGCCGAGGTCCAATGCCGCCGAGAGGATCGGGCTTTCGCCCTTCAGTGGATGGCGGGGCGTATGCAGCCGGACGTGCAACACATCGCGCGCCGGCACGGGAGAGGATAGGTCGAAACGGCCGTCTACTACTTCATTGCCCGACAGGCTGTAATGGATGCTGCCGTCCTCGGCAAGCGCTACCTGGCCGTCGCGCATTAGGTGGAGTTCTGCGATCTCGGCGCGGTTGTTCCTGATGGCATACGCATAAGCGTTGCCGCTTTGGTACAAAGCGCGGGTGAGATTAAGCAAAAAGTCGCTGATACTTTGATAATCGTTCGGCCGGCGCAAAATCCGGCTGAGCGCCGAATTGGTTACGCGCTCGCGACCGCCATTCGCGAGGCCGCGCCAATGATCGCCGGGCAGCATCGCCACGGTCTGCGAATAGGCGCTTTGGCACGCCTCGACCATCGCCGAGCGTTCGCCATAGGGCAGCGGGTTATAGCCGGCCTGCCAGTAATTCCAGTACCGGCCCCAGCTCGCGGCGATGACGCCGTCATTCGTCAGCCACGGGCCAGGGCGATACTTCCCCTCGGCCGCGCCCTTGCCTTTCCAGAGCATCGGTAGCCGAGCGAGAAAGCTCACGCGGGATACCGCTAGCGCGTCGTGTAGCCGGGTCCGCGATCGGCGGGCTTTACGTCGCGCTCTTGCCGCCCCTCGCGCGTCCTGCCGCCGGCAAGCGCACGCTCGCGGATCTCGTCCGCCTCCTCCTGCGAGGGCACCGGCGTTTCCGGCGGCTTGGAGAGATGCTCGGCAATCTGCTTGTCGGCCTCGTCGCGCGCGCGCTCGCCCTCGGCGCGGGGAGACGGCTGCTCCTGTGTCCGCGGCACATTGCGCGCCACCGCCTGCGTTCGCTCGCGCTCCTGGCGTTGCCGGTCCTGCTCTTGCTGCTCCGGCGTTCGTGTGGACTCTGCCAATGTTTCCTCCTGTGGTTAGAGTAGCTTACCGAGTTCGTTTGCCCATTCGATCGGGTCTTTATCGCGCTTCTGCAAATTGCATGGCGCACAGAGCCACTGGATGTTGGTCTTATCGTTTAATCCGCCGCGTGATAGCGGAAGGATATGGTCAAGATGTTTCTTCACCTTTCGTAAATCGGCGCCGCAATAAACGCATTTGTGTTTTTGCGCAACAAGTATCGCCTTCGCTTCGTCTGCTGTGTATTGTCCCGACGACTGCTTCTTGAGCGCCCTGCGTTTGTTGACGTTAGCATTGACCCTATCTTTGTTTTCTATCTGCCATTGCCGATAATACTTGTTAAGCTTGTCGCGGTTGGCTTCGCGATACGCCTTGGTCTTCGGCTTGCGCTTTTCCAAATACGTGCGAAATTTTTCCGGGTTGTTTTCTTTCCATCGTTTAGTTGCAGTCCGATGTTTCGGTGGATCTTTCCAGTAATATTCTCTCGCTTTTTGGCGAACCCTTTCCGGGTTGGCCTCACGATACGCCTTTTCGACTGCCCGGAGTTCGTCAAGGCGTGCGGCGCGGCGAGCACGCCGCTGGGCAAGATACGCGCCCCGCTTTGGCCCCGGTTCGGTGCGCCTTGTGCGCATCCGTGCGTTAATAAGATCACGGTTGGCGTCCCTATAGCGCGCAAGATTTGCGCGCACCTTTTCCGGGTTCGTTTCCCTCCATTGTCGATCTTTTCCCCGTGCCTTCTCGGGATCTGCTGCTCTTGTCGCCACTGATTCAATTCTGGCGCATTCAAGACATTTGTAGCTTGAGACAATGCGCTCCGCGATGTGTCCCTGATGACAAGGCTTCCCGGTAAAGTAGCGCAACAATCCCTGTGCAATCGCCTCGTCCCGCGATACAGCATTCGTAAGCTCATAGAAGCGTGCCAAATACGCCAATAAGTCAACATGGAGCCACGGGCGCGAGCCGCTGATCGCACGACATTCGACGCATTGCTTATTACTGGCAAGACGCTCGACAACGTGCCCACGGTAGCACGGTTCGCCGGTGAAATATCTCTGCAAGCCCTGCGCCAGCGCGTCGGCGCGTGATATAATCGGACGGTCCACTTCTCGATCCCCACACGATCGGGTTTTGGATAGAGCCGGCATCGTGCTTGTAACACTTCGCCGGCTCGCCTCAGCCTATAGCAAATTATGGGCCGGACGGCGCCCAGTTTGCGCCGGTCGTGTACTGCACCATCCCGTCACGCCGCATTGCCCACGTAACCGTGAGTAGCATACGGATGGCGATTTGCGCGGTTTGATACATAGACTGGACGGGCGCTGCGACAGTCGCGGGTGCCCCAGGTGCCGAGATGTGTAACGGCACGCTGTCTTCCATGTGAAGAGTCGCCTGCTCAGAGGTGTCATATTCAAACCCGCCGAACACGGTCACAAGGTCCGCGGCGTCGAGGACAATCACCGTGCCCGGCGCCACGGTCGTGCTCTCCACAATTCTAAACCGCGCCGTGAACTGTGCCGCCCAGCCGAAGCTTCCATCCGGCCCCGGCGCAAAGCCCAACTGCATGGACTGCTCCGGGTTCATAATCAGCACCAGCGTGCGCCCGGCATTGGCGGCGTAGAACGGTGCCGTCAGAGCCGAGATGTCCGCCAGTGCGGCGGCGTAGCCCCCGGCTGTACTGGCCGCCGTTGCATTGATGCCGAACAGGATGCCGGCCGGGCGGATCGCGCTGCCCGCCGTCGCGTCGAGGAACAGCGTGTCGATCGTGAGGTTAGTATCCTCAGTGATCGCGTCGCGGATGATGCCTTCGATGGACGGGTTCGAGTACCGCGCCATCTCCCGCGAGAAGACGCTGATGCCACCCATCTTGTGCGGGCTCAAGAGGATCGAGGTCAGGCCCAGCCGGCGCACCGGGATGGGACTTGCCTCTCCGACGAACGCGCCGGAAATGCTCGGTGTCGCTGCCCGTGACGGGATCTTGATGACGCCCTGCTCGGGACCGAAATTGAGCTGCGTCCCGGCAGCGGCAACCTGCGTGAAGACCGGCGCCGGTGTCAGCGTCGCAAGCCACGCCGCGGTGCTTTCCTGCACCAGATCGCCGGCCCAGGCCGGCACAGATGTCAACGCACCGGATACCGCAGCGCGCGTCACCCAGCCGGTCGCCTCGGCATCGGGATAGCGCTCCAGCGGATAGCGCTCGCGCAGCGTGTCCTCGATGCTCTTGCGCTGGGCAACCGCGCAGAACTGCGCCGCCGCGGCGCGCCACATGTAGTCGCCTTTGTTGACCAGCGGCGCCGGTGTCCCGAGCGGGCGCCGTACCGCCGGCAGTTGCGGCGTTTGCTCGACGGCCCGCAACGCCAAGCTCTTTTCGGTGCGTTGCTTGGACGCTAAATCTTTTTCGAGGTACTCGACCTCATCGTTAAGTTGCTGCGCCTGCTCGATGTCGTGATCGGAATTCTCGACATGGGCGTGCAACGCATCGCGCGCGGCGTTTAGTCTGTTTTGTACGTCTTCGATCTGCTGTGAGATATTCATTGCCCGAACCTTGTGCTTCGGGTGAGTGTCGGCGTGCTTGCCGGATGAAATGGAGCGGGTTATTGTTGCGGCGTGCTTGCCGAAGACCAGCTCCATTGTGTCGTCGGAGATGTCCAACGATTTCGCGATCGCCAGTGCTTGGGGGTTAGCCGGAACACTAACAATACTTGTTTCAACGAGTTCTTGTGATTTGTACCGTGTGCCGCGCGTGCCCTTGATCGGCTCGGCCTCGATGCCGTGAAACCCGACGCTGGCGGCGCGCAAGACGCCTTGTTCCACCAGCCGCCGCACCTCATCCGCAATGCGGCTGGTGCCCGGCTCGGCCGGTTGAAACTCGGCCATCAGCGCGTCTTTCGCGACGCGGACATTGCCCCATGTGCCGACAACCTGATCCGGGCGGTGATTGAACAGGGCGATTGGGTTGGATTTGAAATTTTCAAGCACCCAGCCCTGCGGTTCCACAATATCGCCATAGCGGTCCACCGTGGCGTCGCTGAGCACATAGGAGAGGCTCCCGCTCGCCTTGCCGGCGGCGGCTTTGCGGATCAGGGTCATCGGGATCTCCGCGAGAAACCTCTCCCTTCAGGGGGAGGAGGGATAGCGGGTCGCCCAATAGGGCGACATTGCCTCAAATCCGAAGCGTCTATGCTTTGGCGGGGCGTCGCCGCGCGGTATCCTGTCCGCCTGCTGTTTGACAATCTGGTTTGCTGGTTGGTCGGGATAGGCCCGGCCGTAAAAGCTAGACCGACAAACGAACACGCCCGATACGGCTGGGATTTTCTGGCGATGACGCCACCCGGTTGTGGGCCAAGGTTCCGTAACCCGTTCCGCAGTAATGCGGCAGGTGACACTGAAAAGGGTTGCGAGTAAGGGGCCTGGATCACTTCAGTCTCCGGGGTGGAACATCACCCTCCTGCTGCGGAAATCCCCGGTCTTCAGGCCGGGGAAGATGTTAATGCCTCCGGCCAGCCATCAAGCCACCAGGCTCAGCACATCGAGCGGGTCGGCGCTCTCCAATGGCGCGACGCCTGCCATCATCGCCAAGGCTACCGCACCGTCGATCCGGCCGGCGCTCTTGTGCTTGGCGAGCTTGCGGTTTCCGGCATGATCGGTCTCAACCACCGCATTGCCCATGCACATCGTTAAGACCGGATGCCCGCCATGCGCAAGCCGCTGGTTCAGGATCTCGGCTTCCAGAGCACGCAAGGCTGGCGACATGCTGTAGTAACCCTGGCCGAAATCAACAAAGTGCTCCTCGAGCTGCTCCTCGGTGAACCCGGCTTGTAACAGCCATGGCCGCAGATGCTTCATGCCCCAGCGGTCGAACGCCACCTTGCGCACATCGTACTCGTCAAAGATGCCGCGCAGATACTCGGCGACGTACTGATAATCCACGCTCTTGCCCGGCGCGGCCAGCAAATACCCCTCGTCGTGCCAGATGTCATACGGCACGCGATCCGCTCTTGCCTTTGCATGCAACGTGTCGCCCGGCAGCCAGAAGGTCGGTTGAATGTGCCAGACGCCATCGATGCACGCGCCGAGCACCAACGCCGTCAAATCGGCCGTACTGGACAAATCCAATCCGGCATAGATCGGATAACCGACCAATGATTGCACCTCCGCGCCGCACGCCGCCCACGTGCTGCGGCTGACAAACGGCGTCGATGCCTCAACTCGCTGGTTCAGATACAGCCAACGAAACGTGCTTTCGGCTGTCGGCATGCGCGTCGCGCGCTCTGCCGCCTCCTCCACGTCCTGAAGGCTGCGAAAAATGCCCAAGGCCGGATTGGCCGCCGCCCAAGCCTCGCGATCCAGCAGATCGCATTCCTCCGGCGCCTGATAGACATGGCTGACAATGTGCGGATCATTTGACAAGCGCGCATCATCCAGCCAGCGGCTGAAAAGATCGTTCGGGCTTGGCGCCTGCGTCGATATGGCAATCAGCAGGCTCTTGCCGGCATAGGCGCCCTGGCTGGTCTCGATCGCCTCGATAAACGCATCATACGGCCCGCGCACCTGGCCGACCTCGTCCAAGATTGCCACGATTGGCGAGCCGCCATGTGCGCCTTTGGCCTCGGCCGCGATGGCCTGATACTCCACGTTCATCGGTAGGCCGACGAGCGTTTTTTGGCTGGGAACCGGCTTGATGATGCCGCGCAACTCGGGGCTGAGCTGTACCATCTTGGCGGCG